GAGGCGAGTAGGACAGGGTGAGGGAAGTAATTACCTTGAAATCCAGATTATCGTGTCGTGCAAATGTAAGCACATCAAATCAATGCCCAAAAGGGGGGTTTAACAAAACATACAAAAGCAAAAACAAATGAGAGCAAAGTCATTGAAAACAAAAGAACTTCAAGGTACATTGATACCTTCCCGTATCAAGTCCTATTCCGGTTCTCCAGTCGGCAGGTCGCTTCTGAAACTAAATGAGGACGAGGTAAAGATTTATGAGAAATTAAAAGAACACTTACAAGCCCACAAGGCAAGCAAGGACGTTGATGACATTTTTTTGAGCATTGCTACGCGTGCCATTGGCCATCTGCTTTACAATGCCGAGGTTCTTGCAGTTTCGGGCGCAGTAATGGTGCATCCAAACGGTGCAAGGCAAGTTAGTGCAGAATGGACTGCATTTAAGCAAAGTATGGATATGTTTTTAGAGATAAGTAAAAGTTTAGGCTTAGATCCTGGTAGCCGTTTAAAATTGGACTACTTTAGAGATAGTAACGACAATGAGGATGACGAGATAGCTAAACTTTTAAAAATGAATTAATGAAACAAAGTATTTATGAAACATTGACCTTTATAATCGTTATGAGTATAATGGTCACAGGTTTAGCAGTTCCATTTTACTATTTATGGAATTGGTTGTTTGTTAAATTCTTTTGGTTTGATTATATAGACTTTTTAGAGGCACTTGGATTTGTTAGTTTTATTTTCTTGTTTAGATTTATTGCCATAGAAATTAAAACACCTAAATGAAGTTTATTGATGATGTTGTTTCGGGGCGATTAAACATTGGCAACTATGCAAGGCTGGCAGTTGAAAGACATTTAAAGGATTTACAGGTTAACGATTGGGAGTATGTTTTTTCAGAGGAGAAGGCAACCAGGGCTTTCTCCTTTATTTCTGCACTCCGACATACCAAGGGCGAGTTTGCCGGGCAGCGGTTCAACATCCAACCTTTTCAAGAGTTTTTTATTAAAGTATTATTTGGATGGCAGAAAAAGACTGGTGGCAGACGATTTCGCAAGGCTTACCTTGAGATTGCAAGGAAGAATGGTAAGACTGAGTTAGCAGCTGCGATTGCAGTCTATTGCTTTCTGTTGGACAATGAAACGGGAGCGGAGGTGTACACCGCTGCAACGACAAGGGATCAAGCAAGAATCGCATTTGATACTGCTAAAGTATTTTTAAAGAATTTAAAAAATGATTCTAAGACATTTAACAAGTTAGTTAATGTATTAAAGTATAATTGTAATGTACCTACCACAAATACAAAGTTTGAATCGGTTAGTGCCGATGCTGATACCTTAGATGGTTTAAACCCACATTGTGCCATTATTGACGAATACCACGCGCATAAAACAAGCGATGTTTTAGAGGTAATGGAGACTGGCATGGGATCAAGATTGCAACCATTACTCCTAATAACAACTACTGCTGGCTTTAATCGGGAGTCTCCCTGTTATATGTACAGAAAGGTAATGGTTGACATTTTAGAAAAAAGAAAAATAGATGAGTCTGTTTTTCCGTTACTATTTTGTCTTGATGAAGGCGATGACTGGCAGGATAAAAATAATTGGACAAAAAGCAATCCTAACCTTGGTGTTACTCCGTACATGGACTACATGGATAACCAGTACCAAAAGGCATTAAACGAAGGGGCCGCAAAGCAAATACAATTTATGACAAAGAATTTAAATGTATGGACATCTACCTCCTCCGTTTGGATTTCGCAGTCTTACATTGATGCAACAAGGTTATTTATTGATGATGCTACGCTGTATAATAAAAAATGCTTTGCTGGGTTAGACCTTGCCTCAACGCGTGACATCTGCGCACTTGTACTTTGTTTTCCGGTACAAGAAGGATTAACTAAACCACATATAAAGTCTTATTACTTTTGCCCAGAGGACAATGTAAGAGAGCGATCGCTTAGTGATGGTGTACCTTATCTGCAATGGCAACAAGATGGACATTTAACAATGACAGATGGTAACGTAACTGATTACGATTACATAAAGAATAAAGTAATTGAAATAACGGCTAAATATAAAATAGAGTGCATTTGTTTTGACAGATGGAATGCCAGTCAACTTGTTATTCAGTTGACAAACGATGGAGCAACCATGAAACCATTCGGACAAGGCTTTATTTCTATGTCTGCTCCAACCAAAGAGGTAGAAAAATTGTTTTTATCTCATGAAATTACACATGATGGTAATCCAGTGTTAGAGTGGATGATGAGCAATGTTATTTTGCGGTTAGATCCTGCTGGCAACATAAAGATAGATAAAGCTAAAAGCACTGAAAAAGTAGATGGAGCGGTAGCGATGGTTATGGCCTACGCACAGATAATGCAAGGTGATAGACCTACTATATACGAGGGAAAGGAAAGGGAAGGAGGATTATTGATGTTATAAAATGTACCTAATTAAAATAAAAACCTTTTAATTATGGAAAAATTAATGGCAAAGCATGAGTACGCTCAACAGGTTAGACAAATTAATTCAACATCCGGATATTTTCATAGGTTTTACGAGTTATCTGGAGAATGTCGTACACATCAAGAGGCATGGCAGAAATTAGAGGATGAGAGAGATGAATTTGGATTGGATGAGAAATATAAGACCTACGAAAGTTTTAGAAAAGCAAAAAGCAATTATATGATGATACGCTTTGTTTAAGATGTTACCATAACTCCATTACTTCATACTATCTTGGTTTATATTTGCCGCATGGGAATAATTAACTCCATGCGGTCTTTTTTTTCTAATACTCGTGCCAGTATTGAAAATCCAAGTACACCAATAAACGGTGATACATTAGGCGCATTGTTTCAAAGAGGATCAGCAGCTGGTGTTGCGGTCGATGAATATTCTATTATTGGTCTTCCTGCATTTTACCGAGCGACTCAAATACTTGGAGGTGTTATTGCCTCTTTACCTTTTGATATAATTGAAAAAGGAGTTGATGAGAGCATAAGAATAGCAAAAGAGCATCCTAATTATAAGATAGTTAGTCGTGAGCCTTCACAGTTTTATACAGCTCACACGTTCTATAAGACTATGGTTCTGCATTATTTGAGCCATGGTGTATTTTACGCTGCTATTAACAGAAATGCAAATAGCCAAAGGATTACAAGTCTTTTAATACTTGATCCGGTGCATATGGAAAGCTATTACAATACACGAGGTGAGTTATTGTTTAGAAACAAAAAAACAAATAAGAAATACAGTTACGATAACATTATCCATATTCCAAATCTTACATGGAATGGTATAGATGGTTTTGTTATGCCAGACCTTCACAGAGATAACTATGGCTTAGCTTTAGCCAATAGAAATTACGGTGCAAACTTTTACAAGAATGGCGCACACTTGAATGGAGTGTTAAAACATCCTGGTAAGTTAACTAATGAGGCATACGACAGATTAAAATCTTCTTTTAATCGTGCTTTTGGAGGCAGTCAAAATGCTGGAGGCACTGCTATATTAGAGGAAGGCATGGATTTTCAGAAAGTTGGACTTAATCCTGCTGATGCAGCATTTAATGAAACTAAGAAAGCTACTATTGCGGACATTGCTCGCATAACTGGTGTACCAGGTGTTTTATTAGAAGATATGGATAAGGCTACATTTAGCAACATGGAGCAGTTATCTCAAATGTTTGTTAACTATACTATAATGCCATTATGCGAAACGATAGAGGCAGAGTTTAATCGTAAGATATTTTTTGAGGCAGAAAAGTACACTTATTGTACACGTTTTAATCTTGATGGATTACTCCGTGGAGATGTGGTTGCGAGATCTTCCTACTATACTACTATGAGAAATATCTTAGCAATGTCACCTAATGAAATAAGGATTAAGGAAAATATGAATCCTTATCCAGGTGGAGATAGTTACGAATTGCCTTTAGCTTCTAACATAAAGATAGAACCTACAAGCGATGCCGTACAGTAATTACCCACAATCAGCAACAAATGCCGCAAAGAAAGCATTGCAGCATAAAGAAGATAATGGTAGCCAGTGCGGTACAAGTGTAGGCTGGACAAGGGCAAGGCAGTTAAGCGGAAGAGAGGCATTAAGTGACGATGAGGTAATAAGAACATATAGTTTTTTAAGTAGAGCCAAGGTATATGACCAAGGTAAATATTTTGATGATAACGATAATGAAATATGCGGTTCAATCATGTATGACGCTTGGGGTGGCTCAACGATGTTGCCCTGGGCTGAAAGAACAGCTAATAAAATAATGGACGAAAGGTCAAAAGAAGAAACAATGGAAAAGAGAAGTATAAATTATGAGTTTAGGGCTATGCCAGAATCTCGCACCATCGTAGGAACTGCTACGGTGTTTAATTCTGCCTATGACATGGGTTGGTATGATGAAGAGATGAGTCAAGATGTATTTACCAATTCCGACATGACAGATGTAGTAGCATTGTTTAATCACGATGCTAACATGGTTTTAGCCAGAACTAAATCCGGTACTTTAAAATTAAATCTTACGGGTAATGCTTTGGAATATTCTTTTGAAGCACCAAATACTTCTTTAGGTAACGACCTTTTAGAAATGGTTAAACGTGGTGATGTTTATCAATCATCATTTGCTTTTAGTGTAGAGGCAGAGGACTGGCAAGAAAGGGAAGGCATGAAACCTAAAAGAATCATACGTTCTATTAAAAAAGTTTACGATGTTTCTCCAGTAACTTATCCTGCTAATCCAGATACCATGGTTGCCAAGCGCAGCTATGAGCAGATAGCAGGAAAGGTAGATGAAGAATTACAAAGTGTTATTGATATATGTGTTAAATCTGAAATTAATATACAGAACGAGTTACGCAGGAACGCCCTGCACTTATTAAAATTAAAAACAAAATAATGACTGCAAAGGAATTAAGAGAAAAGCGGGCTTCCGATTACGCAATAATGGAAGACCTACAAAAAAGAGCCGCAGCCGAAGGTAGATTGATGTCCGCCGACGAATCCGCACAATGGGATAAAGCAGATAGCTCTTTTAAAAGTTATACAGACCAAATTTCACGTTTAGAAAGATGGAATGAAATCAACTCTGAGTCAAGAGGAGTTAGTGTTATTGAAGATACACTTGCTGCATTGCCAAGGGATCAAAGAGAGATTGTTAAGTCTCCAGAGTATCACTCTGCATTCATAAAGGCTATTGCAAAGAGAGAGTTGAATAACACTGAGCGCGGCTTACTCCGTGAAATGCGTGGTACTGCAACGATTACTACTGCGGAGACTGGATTGGCTGGTGGTTATGTTATTCCTTACCAATTCTCTAACGAATTGGAAAGAACAATGGCTTACTACGGACCAATGTTACAGGTTAGCCGTGTAATCACTACACCAAAAGCAGGTACATTGTACTGGCCAAAGGTAAATGATACAGGCACGGCTGCTAACTGGCATACAGAGGCAGCGGCAGTAACTGTTCAAGACATGACCTTTACAAGAGAAACTTTTGCAGCTCACGTTTGTAACACATTGGTTAAAGTATCTGTTGAATGGGCAAATGACGAGTTTGGTTTATTGAATAGTGAATTACCAATCATGTTAGGTGAGCGTTTAGGTAGAGCGTTAAACACTGCATTTACAACTGGTGATGGTTCTGGAAAACCAACAGGATTCAGAGATGTTGCACCTTCTGGTGTAGAATCTGCAACTACTGGCGCGTTTACTGCTGCTAACTTGGTTGACCTTGTTCATTCGGTTGACATTGCTTACAGAAATAGCCCATCGGCTGCGTTCATGATGCATGACCAGATTTTAAGTGCGGTTAGGAAATTAAACTTTGATACTGCAAATAATCCATTATTCCAACCATCTCTTAGAGAAGGTACACCAGACAGATTGTTAGGTTACAATTTCTTTGTGAACAATGATTTACCATCTGCACAGGCTGCTGATGCGAAAATTATTTATTTTGGAGATTGGTCTAAGTACATCATTCGCCAGGTAGCCAACAATGTGCTTGTGCCATTGCGTGAGCGTTTCATGGATGAGATGGAAGTAGGTTTCTTAATGTATGCTCGTTATGATGGCAAATTGCTTAATACGGCTGCAATTAAGCACCTAAAGAACCTGTAATTTCATTGGGGATCTAATCTGGAGGACTTGAAATATAGTCCTCCATTTTAAAATGTAATCAAATGGCTTGGAAAGTAACAACGGCACCAGTAACAGAACCTTGGACATTGTCTGAAGTAAAAAACTATTTAAAGGTTGATACATCTGCTGATGATACAATGATTACTACTTTAATTACTGGAGCTCGTCACGTTGCTGAAAGTTACCTTAACATGGCATTGATTACTCAAACTATTACTGAAAAGTTAGATAGGCTTTCAAATCCAATTATTTATTTAAGTATTTCTCCAGTTATTGCCGTTACTAATTTTCAGTATGCAGACAGCCAAAATACAACACAGACATACAATAGTAGTAATTACATTGTAGATAATTTTTCAAAACCATGCAGGCTATCTCTTGCATTTGGCAAAACATGGCCAACATTGTATGGTAATATAAATGATGTGACTATAACTTATACGGCAGGATTTAGCAGTGAGGCAAGCGGTGTACCTATGCAAATAAGACAAGCAATGTTGATGATGATTGCTGATACTTACGACAACAGAGAAGATTACGTTAGAAAGATGCCTACTGCCTCTCAATATCTTTTAGATCAATATAGAGTTCAATTATTCTAATGAGATACAATAAGAAAGAAGAAATAGGACGATTGAGAGAAAGAATATTAATTGAGCAAGTTAGTAGAACGGCTTCCGCTACAGGATATCCTACTGAATCATGGTCAACGGTTGACACTGTTTGGGGTATGGTTGATTATAAAGGTGTAAATAGAGAAGATGTGGATGGAGGTAAAATTACGGCAAAAAGTCAGATAAGAGTAACTTGTAGGTATATTACTACTGTGACAGAATCAATGAGAATTACCTACATGAATAGGAAATATCAAATTGAAAACATACAGATAAGCGAAGATAGATTGTATATGTATATGTTTTGTTCATTTAACGAAAATTACCAATGACATATATAACACAGGCTCAAATATCAAGATTAAAAAGAGCAAGCGCATCGGGAAAGAAAATAAGAGGCATTTTTGCCAATGGTTTAGCAGAAACAGTTTTAGAACTTAATGATATATTAATGAATATTACTGTTGATAAAAGGATGGATGTAATTAATGCTGGAATGCCAGCTGCAATAAATGTATATAAGTCTCTTATTCCTCAATCAAAAAAAGAACATAAAATTAGCACATTTGCAAAAGGAGTAGGAAAGTCTGGAGGTACTGCTAAATATAGATACATAGTTAAACCTGGTAACTTACAAAGGTCTATTAAAGGATTAAGCGAATTGTTAAATAAATATAAATGGACTAATGGTGCAATCGGTCCTCATTACAATGCACAACCAATAGGTTCTACTTTAAATAGTGAGCAAAAATATGATGGCTTTTACGCTCACATGATTTACGGGTCTGCCAAAGCATGGAGGCAAAAAATAGTTATGAAAGCTAAAAGTATGTCTGCATCGGTTGTATATCCTCAAATGATATTAGAGGCAAAAGAACTGGTTAAGATGTATCCTAAAAGATTTTGGGAATGATAGGAAAAGTAATATACGGGAGATTATCAACTGATGTGGCAGTGACTGGTGTTTGCGGATTACGCATCTTTCCAGATATTGCTCCTCAAAATGTTACCTATCCTTTTTGTGTTTACACAATTATCAATTCTACTCCTGTTGATTATAAAGATGGACAAAGTAATTTAGAAGAAGTACAATTTCAAGTAGATGTTTATACAAATAATTATGACACTACACAGAATTTATCAAACTCTATTAGAAATAGATTAGACAGATTTGTAGGTACAGTAAATGATATTAGTGTGCAGACAGTTAAATATATGTCATCTGATTCACAAGCATACAATGCTGATTTAAATGTTTATTGGATGAGTGTTGATTTTATGGCAAGAATGAAACGATAATTATGAAGTTAAGATTAATAAAAACGTGGAACGGCAAGCCAGTAGGCGCAACAGGTGTATTCCTTTCCGACTTTGGGAAGCAACTTGTTGCCGATGGCATTGCAGAACATCTTGACGATGACTTTGTGGTAGAAAAGATGCCAGAGAAACAAGTGCAAGAGGCACCTCAACCAATTTACATTCCTGTGCCTATGCCTATGCAGTATTTTGAAGATGAGAATGAATTGGAAAAAATTGATGTTAATATAGATTTGTCAAAAGCTAAAAAAT